ATAGCTCCTCGTGTTGGATACATATCTGTCATTAGAACTGATGGATCGTGTCGTTCAATGTGTTGTTTACCCATTGGTGGAACTAATATTTTGCTCCCACATCATTTATTCTTAGATGTTGATGGACTTCTTGTTCCTAAAGATTCTAAAATTGAAATGGATGTTGAAGGAGTTGTTTTTAGAACTTGTTTTAATCCTGATAATCTTGTTAGAATGACAAATAATAAAAATGACTTTAAAGATGTTAGTATTTACCGATTTGGTAAAGAAATGAGATCTTTTAAAGTAATTTCTGATATGTTTATTAGTGAGGAAGATTTATCTAAAATTAATTCCAGTGAAGCTCTTCTCCTTAAATATAATAAATGTGTTAGAAGTGAACAATTGATAACTGTTAAACAAATTTATAGACCAGAAGAATATAGCGCTAATAGTGCTCGGTTTGTTCTTTCTGGGGGTTGGACCTACGAAGCTGCCACGCAAGGTGGTGACTGTGGTTCACCTATAGTTCTTTTCAATAGTAAACTTCCAAGAAAACTTCTTGGAATTCATATAGCTGGCAGAATTGGTACTCATACTGGTTTTGCTGAATTAGTTACAAAAGAAATGATTAATAAACTTATTCCTAATTTTAGAACTGAAACTCTTAATTTTATTCCCTGGACTCCGATGAATTTTCCTTCTCCTCCAACTATAGAACTTCAAGGTAATATATCTTTCCTTGGAATTGAGGAGCCATCTAGAACTTATCTTTGGAACAAGAAAACTAATATCACAAAATCTGATATTTATTCTGTTGTTTCAGAGCCTACCACTTTTCCTAGTATTCTTAAAAATAATGATAAACGTGTTGAGATCCCTTATAATATTGGGACACTTAGTGTTGGTTCAAAATATTCTCAAGTTGGATTTCCCATAACTAATAAAGATGCTTCTATAATTCAAGAACACTTGAATCATGTTGTTGATTTATGGAATGCTCCCAAGCCTGTGGTTTATTCTGAAGAAATTGCTATTAATGGTGATGAAACTAAAAATTACGTTGATAGAATGAATTTAGATACTGCTGTAGGTTACCCTTATCATTTCATTAAGGGTCCTAGGAATGGATCTGGTAAAAGATGGCTTTTTAAAAATATTGGTACTCAAATGCAACCTAATTATATAGTAGATAACAATATTCTTAGATCTCGTTTGGATGAGAGACTAATTTTGTGTAAGCAAGGACTTCGAATTGAGTCAAGAAATTTTTCTTCACTCAAGGATGAAAGAGTTGGATATTATAAAATTAAAGACCCTAAATCTAGACATTTTTCAATTTTTCCTACTGACTATACTATACTTTCTCGTAGATATTTTTTAGATTTTGTGGAACATTTTTATACTAATCATCTAAAATTTTTTAGTGCTGTTGGTATTGATGTGTATTCACAAAAATGGACTGAACTTGTTAATCGTTTGCTTTCAAATTCTGATGTTGGTTTTGCTGGTGATTATAAATATTATGATGGTAAGTTAATACCTAAAGCTATGTCAATGGCTTTGGATATGATACATTATTTTTATCGTAATGAAGATAATCATGAGGAAAATACACTTATTCGTGAAGTTTTATTTAATGAAATGGTTCATACAATAGAACAAACGGGTAATGTACTTTGGGCAAAACATGGTGG